ATGAGCCTGCGCCAGACCCCCTTCAAAGCGAAGATGAACAGCTTGAAGGCGCTACTGGAGAGCCTGCTACTGGAGCAGAGCCGGGAGGATCAAGCCTTGAGCAACTTACTGAGCAGCTTCAGCAGGCAATAGCTGCTGGAGATTTTGAGCTTGCAAATGAAATATCAGAACAAATTGACCAGCTTGAAGCAGATCAAAAGTTTGACGACTTGCAGCCAGAAAGCGAGTTTGAAGACGAAAAAGACTCTGAAAACATTGTAGATGCAGATGGAACTATCCAACAACCTACAGGTGGCCCAACAATAGATATCCCTATGCCTGCTGATAAGAGGACGGAATGGCAGAAAAACAAAGATTATATTGTTGAAAAGGTAAACGCTGGAGAAGCCACAGAAGGCCAGCAAGAGTGGTATGACAAGTGGATAGAGTCAGGTAGCCCAGAAACAAAAGATGGTATGTCTTCTGGCACTGGCTCTGGTGAAACCCCTGCAACTGGTGACGGGGGAGGCATTGTAAGTGATGGCGAAACAGGCGCTCCCGGAGAAACAGAAAAACCGAATGTTATTGGAATTGGTGGGCCTACGATTGGCAGCGGGTTATCTTCAATACCTATGCCGGGAATGTTTGACAAAGGCACAGGGGATCCTGATATTGGTCAGGGGCCGGGAGGAACTGGGGAAGGCGGACGGCCTGAAGAAGGTATGCTTACTCAACAAAGTAACTTTACTATGCCTGAGTTTAAGCCATTTAATTTTAGTCTTAATTACCAGACCCCAGAGATAATGCCGATTATTCCTTCTGGGCAAAAAGATTATTCAATAGAACTTGACGGTATAATTGGTCGAAGTTTGTTTAAGGGCATTGTATGACATATTTAGAATTGGTAAATAATGTGTTAAGGCGTATGCGGGAAGACGAAGTATCTACCGTAACTGAAAACACATACAGCAAAATGGTAGGCGATTTTGTTAACGATGCTAAAAACATAGTAGAAGCAGCGTGGGACTGGTCTGGTCTTAGGACTACTCTTACAGTAACTACTTCTGCTGACATCTTTAACTACGTACTCACAGGAAGCCAAAACCGTGTCAAGGCGCTCAATGTTATTAACGATACCTCTAATGTTTTTATGGAGTACCGTCCAGCTACATGGTTTGATGATAACTACCTCAACCAAGACCCCGTTAGCGGCTCGCCTCAGTATTACACGTACAACGGAGTTAACGGCAACGGAGATACTCAAATAGACGTATACCCTAAGCCTGACGGTGTTTATGCCATTCGTTTTAACTGCGTATTTAGAAACCCTGAACTAAGTGCTGATGTAGATGAGTTGGTTATTCCTTCTGCTCCGGTTATTCATTTGGCTATTGCTTTGCTAGCGCGTGAGCGCGGTGAGACTGGAGGAACATCAGCACCAGAATACTTTGCTATAGCTGATAACTATTTATCTGACGCTATTGCTCTTGATGCCCAAAAGCATCCAGATGAAACCATTTGGTATGCTCCATAAGGAACAATAATGGCCCAGCCTTTACAGAGTATTAACTTAGTAGCTCCAGCGTTTAAGGGAATCAATGATGAAGACTCCCCGTTAGCGCAGGATCCTTCGTTTGCTGAAGTTGCAGACAATGCAATTATTGACAAGCGTGGTCGTCTTGGTGCGCGACAAGGCATCAACCTAATTACTTCAGACAAGACTGAATTAGGGTCTGATCGTATTCATAAGATCCATTACTTCTACGATCAAGACGGTAACGAAAAATTATTTAGTACAGGTAACAACAAGATCCTATCTGGTACAGCTACGCTTGTAGACGAGACTCCTGCTTCCTATACAATTACGGCTAACAACTGGAAGATGGTTAACTTCAATGACCACTGTTATTTCTTCCAACGTGGTTACGAACCGCTTGTATATAGCAATGCTTTAGGCGCAGTTACTAAAATGTCGGCTGTATCTGGTGCGTCTGTTAGTGCAAACCAGTATTGCCACGAAGCACTGGCAGCATTTGGTCGCTTGTGGTGTGTAGGTACTGCAACCAACAAAACTACTATTTACTGGTCTGATTTGTTAGTAGGGCATAACTGGACTGGTGGCTCTAGCGGATCTATCGACATATCTAAAGCATGGCCTGACGGTGCAGATGAAGTACGAGCATTAGCAGCCCACAACAACTCATTAATTATTTTTGGTGAGCATAGCATTGTTGTTTATGGAGGCGCTAACTCTCCTGCTACTATGGCCATTACAGATACCGTAGCGGGTCTTGGATGCATTTGCAGAAACTCTGTGCAGCACATCGGCACTGACGTATTGTTTTTGTCTCACGGTGGGTTACGCAGCGTGGGACGAGCAGTACAAGAAAAGTCTTTGCCTCTGACAGACTTAAGTAGAAACATTAAAAGCCAGCTAACAGACTTGATTGCAAACAGGACTGACCCTACTGACTCTGTGTACAGTCCAGAAAACGCTTTTTACCTAGTTACTTTTCCTGCTGAAAACACAACACTTTGTTTTGATTTGCGAGGTAAGTTAGAGAATGGGTCTTATCGTGTTACTCGCTGGCCTTCTAGTAAGTTTGAGGCATGGCATAGAAAGGACGATGGAACTCTTTATATAGGAACAGTCAACGGTATTGGTACTTACTTTGGTTATCAAGACGAAGGTGAGTCGTACCGCTTTAAGTACGTTAGTCCCGGATTAACATTTGGTGATCCGTCTAAGACAAAGTTTTTAAAGAAGCTAAGACCTACGATTGTTGGCGGTGGCACAGAAACAATCTTTTTGAAGTGGGCTTATGACTTAGACGATGTATTTAAGTCTGCTTCGTTTACGTTAGGTGCTGATACAAGTTCTATTGCTTTCTTTAATCAAACGTCAGAGTACAACATAGCTGAGTTTTCAGGCGGAACATCTATAACGCGCAAGTCTATTAACACAACTAGCGGCGGCTCAATTATTACTGTTGGTGTAGAAGCGGATATAAACGGATCAGAAGTTTCAGTTCAGGAAATTAACGTACTAGCCCTTATGGGCAAAACATTATAGGTAAATAGTTATGGCGTGGTATGACCCATTTGTAAAAGCTATAGGAAACATAGGGCAATCTGCTGTTGATAATGCAGGTTCTGTTGCTCTTGGGGGGCTTGGTTTATTAGCCGCTGAAAAAGCATACAGCCGATTAGGCGATGTTGGCGAGCAGGCTATCGGCGGGGTGATGATTAGAGACCCTGAAACCGGCGAGATGGTTAGAGTTCCGGGCGCTTATGAATTAGCGCAGATGGGACTTGAGCAAACTGCATTCAAACCTTTTACGCTAACTAGCGCAACAGGTAGTCAATTTGGTGTAACGTCTACCGAAGACGGCGGTCTTGCTGCAGGATTTGGACTGTCTCAAGATGAAGCTGCACTGCAAAATATGTTTATGCAGCAGGCAATGGAAGCCGGTCAAGGGCCAATATATGGTCAAATGATGGGCCGACAAGCCGGGCGACAAGCGTACGGTTTGGGCCAGCAATTCATGGATCAAGCTGGAGCAGGTACAGCAGATAGAGAGGCTGATGTATATAGCCGTATTAGAGCTATGCAGTCTCCAGAAGAGGAGCGGCAGCGTCTGGCTCTTGAAGAAAGACTGGCTGGCCAAGGGCGTTTGGGTGTAAGTACGGCAATGTATGGCGGAACACCAGAGCAATTGGCTATGGCTAAAGCTCAGGAAGAGGCTAGAAATCAAGCCGCTGTGTCTGCAATACAGCAGGCTCAAGCAGAACAAATGCAACAGGGACAGCTTGCTCAAGCGTTTACAGGGCTAGGCTCACAGGCAGCAGCCCAGGATTTGGCTCTCAGAGGTGGTCAACAATCACTAGGGCTTCAGGCTCTTGGTGGTGCTTATATGCCGCAGGCTCAGTTGCTTAACGTACAGCAGGCTGCTCAACTATATCCGCAACTACAGCAGCGTGGGCAGCTTTATGGTGCTGGCTTGTTTGGTGAAGCAACAGCTACTGGCCTTCAGGCGTTGCTTGGATCATCATTGGGTCAGGCTAACCTAATGGGTACTATTGGCAGCGGATTGCTGTCTGGCGCATTCAGACGCTAAGGAGATTATTGTGGCTAAATTTGCACCATCGTTTATTGATAGCCTTATTAACCCATCATACCTTCCGGGTATGTTTACTGCTGCTCAGGCAGTAGGGGCTGCGCCCGGCGAAATGCGTAGGAAGAAACTTCTTGATGAAGAAATGAAAATCTTTAATCAAGGTGTTGCTGCAACTAGACAAGATGTTGCTGACCCTTCTGCGCTTTCTATGAGAATACGACAGCTTACAGAGTTATTGCCTCAAGCGTCCAGAGAGGATGCTTTGCGTATCCAGAAAAACATTAACACGCTATCTG